AATAGTTTCTCATGGTGTAAGTTATACACACTATTAGGTTCAATGTTTAGCCTTGTCTATTTTAAAAACTCTCTGTCCCAATTCAGCTATGGATAGTCAATCTCGATTCTGAGTATTGAACCACTTTTCTGACAAACGCGACCGCCTGATAATAGTCTGGAACAGCGCACATCATAGGCAAATGCTATGAAGGGCGCACCTATACGGTTTTCCTTATTTCCTGTTTATCATCAAAAACAGAGAGTTTTATATTAAAAATAACTTCCTTCGAAGTCTACATTTACAGCAGGTTTCTTATAAGTTGATTTCTCTTCAACTATTTTCAAGGCTTCCTCTCGGTTTACCGCTTGAAATGGCAGAACTACGATGTGACAAAATGAACTATCTTTAGCGTCTTCAATATCACGTTGATCGAAATACCTTTTGGCTTGGTAGGAACCATTTTCATGTTTATATCCCCACCAGATTTGAGTATTTTTAGCTGTGCTATTCATAACAAAGTTCTGCAGATTCTAAAGGGTCTTCTGGTTCTTCTGAAAAATTATCTTCATCTAAACTCCATGATTCATAGTCAGACATTAAGGAACCGTCGAAATTTAACACGACTATTTGACGTTCTTCAACTAATCTCCTTAACTCATTTACTAATTCTTCAACCTGCCAACAACCATTTTGTCCACGATCTGACTGAATGCAAAATTCAATAATCGTGTCATTAACACAGATGTTGTGAATATCGAACCACTCTTCATCGCTTCTTGTCTGAAGCAGGGCCATTGCATTTAATACGATTGGAGCGTGTGATGCTTCTTTAAGCTCTATGGTGAAATCACCTTTAACGTACGTTCCCATATTACTTTTCTTCTTCGTTATATTTACAATCTACTGATTGTATGGAAGCTTTGTTTCCAACCCATACTGTTCCAAGTTGATGTTCTATTTCATCTTCCAACAAGTCAATTTCAATACCATTGAAAGCTGCTTCTTCGATTATAGCATCCGCGAATGCTATTTTTGCTAGGTCTAACTCACTCATTTGCTGAAATTTTGAAGTTTAGTCTTTATCTGCATCACGAACAGCGATACTCCGGCAACAAGAACAATGGTTACACAAGTTAAAAACACTTTTGCAACTCCGAACAAATTCTCAAGTACGGAAAACATTATGGCACCTAAAAAGCCTATTATTAATAGGCTTAGGAACAAGTTTAATTTAGTCTTTTTCATTTGGATAGCTTTATACTCTTGATTTAAGAGTGGTTAATTCTTTGTTAATACGGGTAATGTCTTTTTCGGTAAGAGGAACTAAATAGTCCACTTCTCTTACAGGTTTAACATTAGCTTTTAATTGTTTTTCCAATCTTGCGATCACAGCAATTCTTCTGCTTACTTGTGCAGGTGTTTTAGAGGCAACTCCATTAGTCTTTTTTGACATAACTTCTTAGTTTTAAGGTTTATAATTTTGCTTTTTTGACAGGAACTAAAGTGTAAGATATTTCCTCAGTTTCTTCTTCCTGACCTTCTAAAAAAGGTAGTGTTTTAGGAAAACCAGTGTTGTGTTGATAAATCGTTTGGGCTATTAATGCACTTATAGCGTTTCTGTATAAAACTGCCGCTACTGCCGCGTCTTTCCGGTCTTTGCGCTCTGCATTTAAGTATTGTTTTGCAACAACGTCTGCAAGCTTAATATTCGCCTGTATCAGATGATTTACGTGTTTAATCGATTGAGGCACTACTAATGCTTTTTTGGTTTCTGACATCTCTTTTAAATTGGATTAGTTTACGATTTACTTCAATTAGTTCTTTAGGAATCTCAATGTATTTTAACTGTGGGTTGTAGCGTAATATTTCTATAATATATGCGTCTGATATATGTGCGAGAGCTCGTTTCTTAGCTAATTCTCTAATACCATTTCTATATTCGGAATCTGTTTTATACCGATTAACCTTACTAACGCGAATTAACTTTATCAGTTCTTTATTTTTTAAATTCCACGCTTTTTTTAATACATAATTTCTTTCTTTGTTTTTTTCATTCCATATTGCCTGTGAAGCCCTTTTTTTAGCAATTTCTTCAGGATTGTTTTTTAAATTCTCCTTCTGATAAGCTATTTTACATATTTTACAATTATGTTCTAAGCCAAATTTTCCAGATTTATAAAAATACTCTAAAGTCTTAGGCTTCTCTTCACCACACTTAGTGCATTTTTTGGTTTCGCACATCTCTTTTAAATTGGATTAGTTTACGATTCAAGTCAATCACTTCTTTTGGAATATCAATATCTTTAATAAGAGGGTTGCATCTGATAATATTTCGTCTTATATACCCATCAGTCAGTGCTTCAGTGCGTTCCCTGGATTCAGTATTGCGTTTAACCTTGTGAGTGTGATGATATCCTTTATTTTGTTCATTGACATACTCTTTGTTATTTGCTCTAAATACACGAGTTTTTTCCAGACCGCGTTCTTTAACATCAGGCCTGTTATAAAAAGATTGACCTTTATCAGATTTTCTAAACAATTGGTTTGCTTTTTGTTTTTTGTTACGGTATTCTTCATCTGAGCTATATCGTTCTTTTTGTTGAGCTATAAATCTCTTTTTATTTTCTTGGTAAAATGTTTTTAATCGCGTTGCCTGGTGTTCTTTATTATCACCTGCCCATTTTTTCCAACGTAAATATTTTTCTTCAAGTTTATCTGGATTCTTTTGGAAATACTCTTTAATGTATGCCGAAAAATATAGTTTTATACACTTTTTACAGTGAGGGTTGAATCCATCCTTAGATTTCTTCAGTTTGCCAAAATGTTCTGTTGTTAATTCCTTCTCTTCACCACATTTGGTGCATTTCTTAGTTTCCATAAATAGTAGGTCGTTAGTTTACAACTATAATAGGTTTGCCAATATTAGCCTCTTGAAGTTTTTGCATTTTGTAAATGAACATCTTACTCATAATTTTCTTATAATAAGGTTGCTGTTTTACCGTAAGAGACATTTTCTGTGATATAATAGAGTTCATAAAGTTGAACTCCCATTCTGTGAGAATTTTACCATTATTACATTCTGTCACAAGGTCTTTGTTACAACGCTCTATTTCTTCTTGAGCAATGAAATGTTCCGCACAATTATGACCTATAATTAAAGTATGTCCTGTGGTGTCATTTAAAAGGTAACAACATCTTTTAACGTTGGTTTGTCCACAAGGACAATTTCTTGCTTTTGATGAATAAAATTGCATTAGAACACTCCATTCATTTTTAGCCTCTTCCCATAAGGACGAATTGCTCAACTCAAGAATATTTTCTTGAAGAGACTTTCTAGCAGATGTTTTAAACTTCATAATTTGGTATTGTTATTCATCAATAAGGCAGTAACGAAGACTTGTTATAACTGCTTTCTGCTATCTCTTCTGAGAAAGTCCGACTTATTAAATGAGTTTATAATGTTCTTGCGGAAATATCTCCGTATGTGCTTCCTTTTTGAATCGTGAAGGAAATAACACGCAATTAATCAAGTAGTCTAACACTTAACATAATTTTGCTCTCTCACAAGGTTGCAACCCTTGCAATATATCATGTTTCCAAATGGTTAGATGATATAGACCTGCGGTCGGATGAGAGAAGTACTAATAAAAAATAATGAATATTGACAGCACTCCCTTTTGAGAATAATTAATAATTTTTAACTTCTCAGTTTTAAATTGTGCAAAAAAGAGTGCGGTCGGTAGACAGTTTTAACCCTCCTAACTGTCTAAAAGATTTTAAGTATTGCGATGTTGTATACAAGCTGAAAGAATGTGCTCGTCTTCGTAAATAATGTTATCTGATTGTTTTAAATCATCATCATTCCAATCTTTTATGTTCTGAAGATGTCGCTTTAAACTTTTTCTTAGTGACTCTTTTAAATTTTCTTGCGTTTAAGCGCAAATCGGGAATCATAAGTGTTATACTTCTATTTTGATGTAGTACTTGTAATCAGTATTAGTTGTCTTAGATTGTTTAATAATGTAGTACTTACCTATTGAAGACATATACACAGGGTATGTAATATCATTGATTTTCAATGTGTAAATTGTTTTTGCTGAGACTACTTCAGATTTTACCGGCTTGATGTCAATAAGCTCGTTGTTCTTTCCAACTTTATATGTTGAAGTTGATGATGTTTGGGCTGATAATGTTACTGTCAATAGCATCACTGCCAGAAGAGCGATTAGCTTTTTCATAAGTATAGTTATTTAAAGTTAGATTAGTTGTTAGGTATTGTGAGAAGAATAACTACTTGTCAATTCTGTTTACGGGGCATTACCCAACAAGCAGTTAATTTCTCAATCTTGAAACGTTTATGAAACGGAATATTAAAAAATGAAAGGATTTTAAATATAGTTTTGGCAGCAAATCGCGTTTACTGCCGTTAATTAATTTTTGTAATGATTAACTTTAAACTAACTATTGCCTTTTGTAATATCATTAAAGAACTCTATAAAATCCATTGATGTTTTATTTATAGGCCTTTCAACTTCTTTTATTTCTACTTTGTTTTTAATATGTTCCCGAACCTTTATTTTAGCTTCAAGTAAATCATTGGCTTCAACTTTATATTTAAAGTCTATGCCTTTTAGCGTGCATATAAAATTATAAATCATAACCTTTATTTTGCCAAAACATTTGACAATTTCCGTTTTTGTCGATAGGTGTTTCCGCGAAATAAGACTGCCTAAATTCATTTTGTTTGGCTGTAAACCTATAGCACAAGTCTTTAAGTTTACAATTTATGCCCGTACATTTACTGATATCTGTCATAATGTGGATTATTATACGTTTATAGGTTCGTTTTGTGTATTATATTACACATTGTAAGATTTGTTGGTTTGAACTCTAAAAGGGTTACGATCCCTTATATCACACAATGTCATTCGCTAAAGTGTGATGTCTAGTTACCTTGTAGGCCCTTGACGCGTTTCAATTAGAGTTATTATTTGTTGAATTTACACTAAACGGAAACTCTTATTATGAATCAACTCTATATAGTAGTATAGAAGAAGAAACAAATAGTAAATGTCTTAGTAGTGTTGTTTTCTGCAAACAAGTTTAGGTATGTACGTGTGGTTTTTTACTTACACGTAATTTTAGTTCTCAAAATGTCAAATACCTTGTAGAGCTTTAAGACTATTGTGCTAATAGCTATCTAACCCAGTCTGTCTCTGTGATTTTCACAGGAATAATACGATTGGTCTATGAGGAAGAATAGGGCTGTTGGGATGTTCTCCATCCAAACACACGCACGCAAGCTCTCAGAAAGTATTTACTTTACCTGGATATGCTGTGTTGTTTGCTTATTACTCTTTTTATAGAACTTATGTATTATTTACTTGTCAAATGTAGAACTTAATTGCTTATTGTACAACTTAATTATAAAACATCTGCAACAAGAAAACTTATGTTACTGATTATCAGTACCAAAGTCTACTTGTTGCACACGGTGGATACCCGTGTTAGAGATGTTTCCATTAGGTGTAGTGGTTATTACTTACCGCTTAGGTCAGCTTTCGCTAATTCGGGAGTGGCCACTTTAGAAACGGATTTAATTCTGGCTTGTTCGGCACGTATATACTCACCATTGTCGTGAGCAATAAGAGTGTCTACGTCGTTTTCATCTTCAGTATACATACTGAAACGGAAGATGCGTTCTCCGTCAAGCGTACAAGGGATCTTAGTCTCACCGGCAATCTTGACTTGCTTATCTAAGTCTTTCGTATTTTCAACGAAGCCTTGAGACAGTTCGCTTTCAAGCATTTCGGTAACCATAATTCTACCCGGCATACCGTCTTTGGCCCAATCAGCTACCATTTCTCTCAGAGAATCTAATTCGCCATTTAATGGACAGTGGCGAGTCTCTGTGACAACGCTGGTACGAGTTGGAGAAGTTCTCTTCACGTGAGTAACTACCTCTTGAATGTGGGCCCAACCCTGTATAGGCTGACCTTCAACTTGATTTGGAAAAGGCGTAACTGCGTTGTCCTTTACGAAAATGTTTCTTTTACGTTTAATAGATGGTGAATTCGTCATAATGTTTAATAGGTTTTTGTGATTATTATAAAATGGTGAGCGTCTCTCACCAATGTTTTGAAGCATATTTAATAGTAACTGCAACAGGGGAACGTAGTGTTTGCTGGAACGTAGTGCGCAGCGAAGCGGGTTTCGTGTTGTTTGTTAGAATGTACTGAGCGCTGTGTCGAAGACTCGTGTCGTTTCTCGTAACATAGTGAGCGTTGAAGAGTCGAAGACAACCGATGTAAAACGTACTGAAACGCTTAACAACCGTTATAATGCTAACTGCACAAGGGGAACGTAGTTCTGTAGGGCTGATATTGGTTATTGTGAGAACTAAATGGGTTGGTAATAAAAAGAAAAAAGCACGGCTGTTACACCGTGCTAAGGAAGTTATTCCCTTAATTTTAGAAAGAGCGCCACTGTCAAATTATGTGCAATTTGTAGTCCATAAACAGGACTACTTAAACAGCCATTGACATCTATAACGAATGTGTTTCCAAAGCTATCTGACAACGCAGGTACTTCTTTATAGTCAACAACACCCGCTTTAATATCTAACTGTAGTTGCTTCACAGCTATTTCAGTTAGTTTCAAATCTCCACAAGTAAAAAACTGTGGTTCAAATACTTTTATTCCGTACTTATTGTCGGAATTGAAAATTAGTTTATTCATAATGTTAAGTTTTTTAATGCTGAATGTGAATGGGGTTAAGTAGTGAATAATGAACTAAGAAAAAGAAATAAAAGCACGGCTATTACACCGTGCTAAGAACTAATTATTTACCATCAAGAGAAACTTTCGCTGTCTTTTCAGCAGGCTGTTTTTCAGAGGCTACTTTTTTAAGCGCTCTGTCTTGCCTAATTTCATCGCTGTTATCGTGAGCAATAAGCACGTCTTCAACAGAACCTGTTTGGTCGTAAGTGCGCTTGGAAATAATACCAATGCCGTCAACGGTTAATAACACGCCGTCTGTACCAGCACGTTTTTTATCATTGTTGTAAGACTTAGAGTCTTTAATGGCATCAGGAAGATTTTCATCATCCAACCATTCACGTGTGCAAATACGACCAGGAATTAATCCGTCGTCTTCCCACATAGCAAGGAAGGTACTTAAATCGTCGTGTGCACCGTTGATATTAGCAAATTTGTATTTTCGAACAGCTTTTGTGCTGTTCAAAAGCATTTGCATTTCAGGACGTACTTCCATAAGCGTGATAAAACCCTCTTCAGGAGTATCCTCAAATGCTGTGATTGCAGAACCTTCAGGGTTCGGCATTACAAATAAACCGCGACGAATTGATGCATCATCTTTAGATGCGTAGATAGATTTTGACATAATTTTAAGTTTTTAAATTGTTAGACTATATGAATAAGGGGAACGTAGTTCCTTGGGCTATAGAAGAAGGACTATTGTTAGTAGTCCCTGTCTTCTATGTCTTCACCGAATGTGGCAATATGTAATAGGTTTTCTTCAAGCTTATCTAAGTTGTTCAGCATAATATAAGTTTAAAATTGTTTAAAAGGCACCAGTATGATGCCTTGATGATTTTAGCGATAATCCCTGAAAACTCTTCTAACGAAGCTACGTTCTCTGATATCACTAATAGATGTTTTGTTCCGATACTCGTCTTCCCACCAATGTACATTAGCTCTATAGCGAGCATCTAACTTGTCTATATATTCCAAGTGAGAGTTGATGTTCGTCTCTTCTTTATATATAAGCTCTTCTAAGAGTGGTGCGTGAAATTCTATTTGCATAATAATAAGGTGTTAATTAGTTAAAATAGAAAAGGGGGAATAGAGCATTTTACTCTATTCTCCCGTTAGAACATTTATAGTCGAGCCGAAGCTCAAGACTATTGTTCCTTGCAGTACTCCCTGTAGTAATCCTGTGCATCAGCGATGCACCAAGCTACGATAGAGAAACCATTGATGTACCAAACTTGTTTGGACTCAGTCATTTTCGCCGTAATTTTAAATTAATACTAAATGAATGGGGGGTACGTAGTTTTTGCAAACGACCGGAGGGAGTTTGTATTAGGTGGTACCCACACCCTTCCCCTCAGTAAAATCCCTGTCCCGTAAGCAAAACTATTTTTTAGGAAACATAATATTCTTTCTTTCAGTGAGTTATCTCACTTTTTGTAAGGTTAAGAGATAGAGGTGTCCATCTTGTAGGTATCCACCTTATATCTGAGGTGTCCACCTTAATGCAAAAAAAAAAAACCCCTCTCCTATTGGGGTAGGAAAGGGGAGGGTAGGGGTTACGGGGTAATAATCAGGGTTGAAAAAATATTCCTAATTTTTATTCTGTGTCCTTTTCACAAAGAGAATATATAAAAGCAGTGGCAGCGATATTAGATACTTCTAGAACATTGCTTGCATTCAAGTAAGACTTGTCGTATTTTCTTCTCCAGTTATAAACTGCGTCATAATAAGCCATTGCAATATTTGTGGTCCAGGCTTCTTTGAAACCTTCATCTTCTGAGAAGGCCTCACATAATATATCAACTGCTTGCTTTACTGTCGTATCTTGTATAGCAGTGCCTTCAATATTGCATTTCTCACAAGCAATGTTGGTTTTTATTATATTCGCACAAGAAGCTGCTTCATCAGTAATACCTCTCGTATAACCTTTACAGAAAGTAATTAGACTTTCTTTAGAAATTGTTTTTTCAGGAAAGATGTCCTCATAAGCATTGAACATATTGCTTACTCCTTCGAATATTGTGTATGTATTCGGAAGTTCTTTTTTCCACAATAGTACTTTCTTGAAATTATAATGCGTTTTCACTATGAATAACGGATTAACACTTCTAAGTTGTGACAGGGCCTCACCGGCTTCTACGTCGATCAATGTTCTGTAAGATGATAATTGAGATGCTGATAAATAAGAAATTTTCATAATAATAATAAATAAAGATTAGAGATTAAAGATTAGTTTTAAGGATATGCATCAATATTGATACTTATGGTTATCGCTATTGTTGCAAAAAGACTTACGAGAGATACGGCTAAAAAGTAACCGGGTATGTCAACGCCGGTCCAGTCAAAAGGACTCCATTCATCATTTACAAAATATAATATGGAGAATTGTATCATTAATAAAAGCACGAAGAAATATGTGTAGTATTTAAGAAAGAGTTTTATTTTGTTTATCATAATTAAGGGTTTTTCTTTTTAAAATAAAGCTTATAAATAGTACTTATCCAATCAAGTATTGATGCTTTTTGCTTTGCTGGCTCTAGTATTACTTTAGGCGTTTTAGGAAATAACTCTTCCATTATTAATTGCTTTGGTAAAAACTTATGGCAATAATAACTTGAACTAAAAGTGATTTTATCAACGGTGATACCTTCTGCGTTTTTAAATTTCATCCTCTTGTCAAACATTAGCAATTGTAGTTCTTTATTCATAAAGAGTTGTTTTGGTGCCGCGTCGTTTAACCAGGTGTTACTCATAATAAGGGCAAATGGTTTGTTAAAGCTCAATGCTCTTTCGAAGAATTTACGCTTGGCTGTGAAAGGCGGGTTACTGATAAGCACATCCCATTGTACTGGCTGGTACTTGAAGAAATCCTTGCCTTCGTCGATGTGAGAGAAAATCACAACATTGGTCTTACTAATCTGTTTTACAAATTCGCTATCCTTATTGTCAAAAGGACACCACACTACAGCGCCTTTAGGGATATATTTTAAAATAGGTTTTACGCCATAGTCCGGAGTAAAACACTCGTCGTTGCCTCCTTGCGGATACAGCAATTCTTTACTGTTAATTTTCTGTGTCATCTTGTTTATTTGGTTTGTTTAAGGGATTCGTATTAGGCCTGCCTTTTATATAGCGTGTTGTAACATCTGGGAAACTTGGGAAAATGGTCTGAGAAGATGTAACATCTTCTTCTTGATAGACCTCTTTAGGATGTTGTAGTTTTTCCGTATCTATGTTCCAACTTTCGTTACAGTCCGGGCAGCTCAAAAAACGATAATTAGCGTCTGAAGAAACAAGCGTTAAGATGCTTCTGTTGAAATTATCACCGTCCTCGTATATTGTTTCAAATCCTTCTACCATTTTGGAGACCTTCATATCTTCCGTAAATCGAAGGGCTTCTATCAGTCTCACACCACCGTATAAGTCAGCAACAATCCAGTCGGAACCACAACTAGGGCAGTGTGTTAATTTATTAAAATCCATAGTTTATATAAATAAGTTCTACAAAAATACATAATATATTGTAGAAGTTAACCTTTTTTTAGTTAAATTTGTAATGTAGAAACAACATACTTATGAAACCAAAGAAAAACACTGAAGTCATTGGTATTGAATTACCTAAAGAAGATACAACAGATACTCGAGAAAAACTAATTGAGTATTATACAATGCAAAACGAAATTGTAGAACTCAGGGCAAAAAACGTAGGATTTCACCGTGATATCGCTGTTGCAGAATATCAGCGTCTGGAAGCATTGATTTTGATGGCCAGGCTACAAGCTGGCCCAAAAGAAGAAGCGCCTGTTGGGACTAAGGCTCCAGTTGCAGAACCGGAGAGGCCTATAATGAAACCAGTGTAATCCAATGGATGTACAGAGAATTGTAAAAAAAGTAAGAATGAGCAAGCAGGATTTGGTCCAATACCAAATTTTGACAGAGTTGTTTATGAAAAAGATCTCCCTGAATCAATCGGATATAGAGCTTTTGACATTGCTTGGTTTATGGGGTTCTTTAGGATTAACCGAATTTTGCGAAAAAGCCGCAGACATCGTATATAAAGATACACCTAGGGTGATGGCTCGAATTCAAAATGTTCGTAATCGTTTGGTAATCCTAGAGCGAAAAGGACTTGTAGTAAAAGAATCAGCAACAAAAAAGAAAAAAATAATAAGTCTAAGTGATACAATATCTGTTTTGGTAACGGGAGATATATTGCTAGACTACAACATGCTGTCTGTTGATTCCAATTAAACGAAAACAACTAGTGAGCATGGTCTCTCTATCCACTTCTATTTCGGAGTCGCTTGTTGATGACATTGTGGTAAGTTATTACAAAGACATATATCGTCAGCTTTCAAAGGGAGAAAACCTTCATGTGGATGTTCCTAATTTAGGAATTTTTTCAATAAAACCATGGTCTTTAAAAAGGAAACTGGAAAAAATGGATGCTCAGATAAAAAATTTAAGGAAGCCGCGAAGTATGCAGTCTTATGCTATTCATAAAGAAAAGTTAGATCGACTTGAACACTTGCACATATTGCAAGAGAAGGTGGATGAGGAAATTTTACAAAAAAAACGCATTAAACTATTAAGAGCTGAATATGAGGAATCTACTTCAAACGATTTGGGAGAATAAAAAACAAATAATGGAAGGCTTGTTAAACAACATCGTGAAGCAAGATTCTGTTGAAATTATAGCAAAAGCGAGATGGGGAATTTGTCAAGATTGTGAGAGCGTTGATATTGATGGCTCAGAATGTGCAATTCCCGGAACACAACCTTGTTGTAAAGAGTGCGGATGTTCGCTGTCTTTAAAATTAAGAAGTCTTTCATCAGATTGCCCTAAAGGATATTGGTCATCTGTTCTAACTATAGAAGAGGAGAATAAACTGATGAATTTAAGCTCTAAGTAATATGGCAATAATATTCGAAGAAGAGTCTCATAAATACTCATCGGTAGATGCTGCAGAAAAAATTGAATGGGTGAGTGTTACTACCTTGGTTGCCAAATACAAGGAGCATTTTGACGGAAAAGCGATTGCTGAAAAATCATCTAAAAAGAAATTAAGCAAATGGTTTGGAATAGCTCCGAATGAAATACAGCGCATTTGGAAAAAAGAATCGGACAGGGCTTGTGGACTGGGTACTTTTTATCATAAGCAACGCGAAGATGAACTTCTGGGATTGAATACTATTACCAGAGGAAATGAAATACTACCGTTGTTTCAACCTATTGTAAACGAAAAAGGATATAAGGTTGCTCCAGAACAAAGGCTTAACCCGGGTATTTATCCAGAACACATGTGCTATCTGAAATCTACAGGAATCTGTGGACAAAGCGACCTTGTAGAAGTCTATGATGGAAAAGTTCATATTACGGATTACAAAACCAATAAGGAAATACAAATGAACAGTTTCGTAAACTGGGAAGGCGTTAGTAAGAAAATGCTGAGACCGTTAACCCATATTGAAGACTGCCACATCAACCATTACTCACTTCAGTTATCTATTTACCTCTATACGATTTTAAAACACAACCCTCATTTGCAGGCGGGTAATCTTATTATTCATCATATTTCTTTTGAGGAAGAAAATGAGAAAGATGAGTACGGATACCCTCTTCATAAACTTGATGAAAGCGGAGAGCCTATTGTAAAAAGTGTGACTATTTATAATTTACCATATTTAAAAGACGAAGTAATTAAAATGTTGGAGCATCATAAAGCCCAGAAAAGATAATGGAAACGATACGCCTATTTGATATTCAAAACGATGTCATCGTTCCTACAGAACACTGCTTTACAATCAAGCCGTTGAAAATGATTATGGATAAATATCCAGAGAATTGCTTGGAAATTTACCAGTATATTTTTTACATGACTTGTCCTAATCCGGTATTGAATCCTTTTTTTAATGTGGTGGCTTCTGAGAAAGAAGATACCATTCTTGCCAACATGATAATTACAGGAAGTGGCTTTAGCCTTGAAGATCCTTTGATAATGAGTGGTGTTGAAATATGCAAGACTTTATATTCTACACCAACATTCAGGGCCTACATGGGAATTTCATCAATGCTCGACCGTCTGGCAAAGTATATGGAAGAGACTCCGATCGAACACGGAAGAGATGGAAATATTAACTCCATTGTAAATGCTGCCGCCAAATTTGAATTGATAAGAAGCTCATTTAAAGGAGCTTATAAAGACCTTGCTGAAGAGCAAAAAGGAAGCGTAAGGGGCGGTCAATCCTTGAGCTACGATCAAATGTAACCACTAATTTTAATAATATGGCAACTTTAATTTATCTACTCATTTTTTACATCGCTGGTGTGATAATATCGCACGTCTTGTTAAACATTCATCAAAGCTTTAACAAAAAGTTAGTAACCGCTATAGACGCAGGGCGATATTGGAATTTGAGATTGCTTTCATGGTATACATTTTTTACAATTGTTGGAAGTCTTGTATCAGAGACCTATAATGATTTTATTATAAATAAATAAAATAGAAAACGGGCGCTTAAATAGCTGCATAAATTTTAAAAATAAACCAATATTTATGAATCACCGGGCATGTTGTTTAGTACTGCTTTGGCGAATGATTGAATTATTTTCAATTAACTTTTAAAAAATAAAATATGGCAGTAAAATCGAATTCGGGAAACGGTGAAAAGATAATCACTGGTGTGAGAAGAAAGGGCAAGGCCACTAAGCAAAAAAATAAAAACAAAGCATCTAAATCTATTTACAGAGGGCAAGGGCATAATTAATGGAGCCATTCAAAGACATACCAACTTATGACCACAATACAAAAGAATGGTCAAAAACGGCTTTTGAAACTCGAAAAGATTTATATGATTTCTGTTTGAGTATATTTAAAGAGCCTGGGAAGTATGAATTTGATGAATGTTCTCTTGAATTTAATTGTGAAGCTCGTAAGTTCAACAAAACACGACTATATTGTCTTGCTCCTTTTCGTTCGCGGGATTTTATAAGCTACTGGAACGACCAGAAAGAGAAGTGCAGAGAAGGTGTTATTTATAAGTACAACGGCAAAACGTGGTATCTGTCACGGGACTATTACATGTGGGTAAACTTCTTACCAATCTACAACAAGGAGATTGCCAAGTTTAGTTTCCCAGATGTAAGAGATGTTCAATATCACATGGCACTCTATGAAGAGATTGCCAAGTGGAATTTCAAACACGTAGCGATTCTTAAAAAACGACAAATAGCATCATCATACTATCACGCAGGAAAACTGATAAATAATTTCTGGTTTGAAGAAGGGTCTATCAATAAAATAGCAGGGTCTTTAAAAGATTACATCAACGAAAAAGGAACCTGGCGTTTTCTTGAAGAGTATCGAAACTTCCTGAATGAACATACTGCTTGGTACCGACCTTGCACGCCTGACAAAGTATTAAACTGGGAACAAAAAATTGAAGTTCAGGCCGGCGGAAGAAAAAAAGACGTTGGACTAAAATCAGTTCTGATAGGGCTTGGCTTAGATAAAGACAGCACAAAAGGTGTTGGTGGCCCTTGTTCTATCTTCTTTCATGAGGAAGCCGGTATCGCAAAGAGTATGGATACCACCGTGGAGTTCTTATTGCCCGCGTTAAAGTCAGGGATGGGCTATACTGGGCAGTTTATCGCCGCGGGTTCTGTGGGAGATTTAGAGCAGTGTGAGCCTCTGAGAGAAATGATTTTCAATCCTGACGCAAAAGACATTCAAGCCGTTCCTACAAATTTATTAGACGCTAACAACAGCGAAGGAATGTGTGGATTGTTTATTCCTGAACAATGGGGTATGCAACCGTGTATTGATGAATATGGAAATTCACAAGTAGAGGAATCATTAAAAATGATTTTAGCCGAGAGGATTATCTGGTTAAAAACATTGAAGGCAGAGGATTACCAGTTGCGTATTTCTCAGAAACCGATTAACATTGAAGAGGCATTTGCTTCACGTAAAGTGTCTAAATTTGCATTACACTTAGTGAATCAGCAGCTAAGACGCATTGAAAACGGGGAGTTCCCTGCAGAATATGTAGACTTAAATCGAAACGACAAGGGTGAGATAGAAATAACCAAGAGTAAGAGATTGCCAATTACAGAATTTCCTATTTCTCCAAGGACATTGGACAAGGAAGCTGTTGTAGTAATTTACGAACGCCCTGTAAAAAACCTAAAATTAGGTTCTTATTATGCTTCTGTGGATCCTGTGTCAGAAGGAAAAACCACTACAAGTGACTCGCTCTGTTCTATCGTGATTTATAGGCCTCCGACAGAGGTAATTACCCACATGAACGATGGCACCGTAAAGAGTAATATAGAGGGTGACAAACTAGTTGCTAGTTGGTGCGGAAGGTTTGATGACCTAAATAAAACACATGAGCGTCTTGAAATGATGATTGAACTATTTCAAGCGTGGACGATAGTTGAGAACAACATCTCGCTGTTCATCCAGTACATGATGCATAAGAAAAAACAAAAATACCTAGTGCCTAAAACACAGATATTGTTCTTAAAAGAGCTTAACTCAAACGTTAATGTATTTCAGGAATATGGATGGAAAAATACAGGAACTATATTTAAGTCGCATTTGGTAAGTTATGGCGCAGCATTCGTGTCAGAAGAAATAGAAAAGGAAACTGAAGTCGATGGAACTGTTAAAAAAATAACATACGGTGTAGAGCGAATTCCAGATCCTATGATTCTTCGAGAGATGTTAGCTTATAGAGATGGATTAAACGTGGACAGACTTGTAACTTATTGTTCTTTAGTGTCTTTTGCAAAAGTACAACAATCTGCAAGAGGATTCATAAAAACTGAAGTTTTGGAAAGCAAAACCACATACGTTGATAAATCAAAATATGCAAAAACACACAGCGCATTTAGCAACACAAACAAAGGTTCTTCTCTTAAAAAAACAAGAACAGGATTTAGAAATTTAAGATAATGCATCATAAGGTCATTAATATTTAATATATTATAGTGTAGACCGTACTCTTTTAAAACCCAAAGACTATGCAAGTATTTAATGCAATGCAACTGAAAGCTGGAGCTAAGGCTAAAGTGGAAAGAATGAAAAATTTAACCCAACCTTTACAATTCTTACCTTCTAAAAATAAAGATCAAGATTGGGGGGCGTGGAATATGGACTGGCTGGAGATGCAGGGCGTAAAGCAACTAAAAAGAAATGCCAGAAGGTTGCTTAAAAATTACAAGCTTGCCAATGGAATTATAGATAAGACGGATTATCTGATGTCAGAAGATAATGAAAATACTGACCTTATAGAAAATCTTACTTCGCACGACGAAACTTCGTTACTTGAACTTAAATTCTTTCCAATTGTTCCAAATATTGTAAACGTTCTTGTGGGAGAATTCTCCAAAAGAAATGATAAAGTTATGTACCGTTCGGTAGATGATATTTCTCACAATGAAATGCTTGAAGAAAAGCGCTCTATGATTGAGCAAACTCTTGTTTCTCAAGCAGAGTATACAATGATGGAAACCGTTATGGGCATGGGTCTTGAAATGGAAAGCGAAGAAGCGCAACAGATGATGTCATTAGACAATATCAAATCACTTCCAAATATTGAACAATTCTTTCAAAAAGATTATAAATCATTGACAGAGCAATGGGCTACGCACCAGCATAATGTAGATGTGGAGCGCTTTGATATGAATGAATTAGAAATAACAGGATTCAGAGATAGCCTGGTTACAGATAGAGAGTTTTGGCATTTCCCTATGGGAGAAGATGATTATAACGTAGAGTTGTGGAATCCTTTATTAACTTTTTATCATAAATCACCCGATGTGCGTTATATTTCTCAAGGAAATTTTGTCGGTAAAATAGAGCTTAACACCATACCTGATGTTATTGACAAGTATGGTTATAAGATGACCAAGGAACAGATGGAATCTTTAGAGTCTTTACATCCTGTAAAGGCTATAAATTATTTAATGCCTGGGACTCAAAACGACGGTGGGTTCTATGATGCTACGCGTTCACACAAATGGAACACTGAAGGCGCTTCTCTTGGAATGCGTCAGTTAAATACCGCAACTGACATGGCTCTTTCTGGAGACGATATTATTACACAGATTTTAGGAGAGAGTGAAGATCTGATGAGTTTTGGAGACGCTAATTTATTGCGTTGTACTACAGCGTATTGGAAAACACAAAGAGCTTTTGGGCATTTGACAGCTGTTCATGAAGAAGGATTTGTGACACAAATGATTGTAGATGAGACTTATAAAATTACTAAAAAGCCAATCTACGATACCACCTTGATTAAAGAAAAGTCTCACGAGAATTTAATAGACGGAGAGCATATTGATTGGATTTGGATTAACGAAACCTGGGGCGGTGTAAAAATAGGAAGCAACACGCCGCGTTCTTATGCTACCGACTCTGATCCTGAAGGATTTGATCCGATTTATTTAGATGTAAGGCCTTTGAAGTTTCAGTTTAAAGGAGATTATAGTTTATACGGCTGCAAGCTTCCTGTTGAAGGGGCTGTATTCTCTGACAGAAATAGTAAAAGTGTTGCCTTTATAGATGGTATCAAACCTTATCAGATTGGATTTAACATGGTGAATAACCAGATTGCTGATATCTTGATAGACGAAATTGGTACAGTGGTACTGCTTGACCAAAATGCTATTCCAAAGCACTCAATGGGTGAAGATTGGGGCGCTGATAATTTGAACAAAGCATTTTTAGCGATGAAGGATTTTCAGATGCTGCCTTTAGATACTTCTATTTCAAACACGGAAAGCGCATTAGGCTTCTCACATTACCAAACATTGAACTTAGAGCAGACCAATAGACTTCTTGGGCGTATCCAATTAGCAACTTATTTTAAACAGCAGGCCTATGAGTCGGCTGGATTAACGCCTCAAAGAATGGGCGCCGTAACCGCACAAGAAACAGCAGCTGGCGTGCAACAAGCCGTCAACGCTTCTTACTCACAGACCGAAATGTATTTTACCCAACATAGTGAGCATCTTATGAAAAGAGTTCACCAGATGCGTACAGATTTGGCGCAATGGTATCATTCAAACAGCCCAAGTGTTAGGCTTCAGTATATGACGTCAATGGAAGAAAAAATAAACTTCCAGATAAATGGCACGGAGTTATTACTTAAAGAACTAAATGTTTTTGTGACAACCAAGGTTAATCACAAAGCTATTATGGAACAAATCAGAGGATTGGCATTAAGTAATAATACTTCAGGCGCAAGCATCTACGATTTAGGTAACTTAATCAAAGCGGATTCCATCGCTGAGATTTCTCACGTATTAAAATCTGTGGAAGAAAAGGTTCAGAAAATGAAAGAGGCAGACAATGCTCATCAAATAGAATTACTTCAAACTACAGAAGCAGCAGAAACAGAGCGTCACAATGCAAAATTAATGTTTGATGCTGAGCAGAATGAACTTGATAGAGAAAATAATATAGATGTAGCCGAAGTGAAAGGAGCAGGTTTTCAAGTAGGAGATTTAAACAACAACGACCAATCTGATTACATGGATTCGCTGAAGTATTTGGACGGGCAAAGAGCCAAGTCTGAAGACCAGGCTTTCCAACGCCAGAAGGAAGTTTCCAAAAATAACCTTGACAGTCAGAAGTTGGCTTTACAGCGGGATGAACTTTCTACCAGAAAAGATATCGCAAACAAGCAATTGGCTATAGCGAGAACAAACAAGAACAAGTATGATAAAAAATAAATAATTTTACAAATGTCTTGAAATTAATGCAAGAGAGTTCCAAAAAAGAGCTCTCTTTCTTTTTGCTTAAAACATCTGTTTTCAGGCTAGCTATATACTCCGTAAAATATTGGTTTTAGCATCTAAAATCATTATATAATTTAACCTTTTAAAGTTTGATTTTCTTACATTATTAATGTAGAAACAAACCAATAAAACAACATGTCAAAAACAGCAACAACAGCAGACAACTTTACAATGGATGACTTCGACGATTTTTTGCCGATTGATTCTGGAAGTGTAGTTACATCAGCAGAAGACAAGTCTGACGCTGATCTTTTTAAAAGAGATAAAAGCGTAGATATGTCTTTCATTAAAGACGGGCTCGTAGACGCCGATGATGAAGAGGATGATGAAAAATTAGATGATGAAGGAAATCCTGTTAAGAAAAAAATTGACAGCACTAAAGTGTTTGACGATTTAACCAATGAAGACCACCAGGAAGAGGATGATTACGAAGATGATGAAGAGGATACATTAAAGAAAACATCCAAATCAGACGTATCGAAAGTCTTTAAAAAATTAATTGAAAAGGAAGTTTTTTCAGCATTCGATGATGATAAGCCCTTAGATGAGTATACTGCCAAAGATTGGGAAGAACTAATCGAGGTAAATATGAAAGAAAGGGAAGACGCTATTCGTAGAGAGACCCCGCAACAGTTCTTTGACGCTTTACCAAAAGAATTACAACATGCCGCAAGATATGTGGCAGAAGGAGGTACTGATATGAAGTCTTTATTCAAGGCTCTTTCTCATGTAGAGGAAGTAAGAAATTTAGATCCTAAAAGAGATGCTGCCGAGATTGCCAGAACTTATTTGAGCGCTAAGGGCATCTACGATTCCAACGAAGAATTGGAAAATCAAATTTCCGAATGGGAAGACTTAAATATTCTTGAAAAAAAAGCGCTTCAGTTCAAACCGAAGTTGGACAGAATGCAAGAAGAAGTCGTGGAGTCTCAAGTTAAAAAACAAGAAGAGTCTCGCGCAAGACAAGAAGAGATTGCTAAAAGCTATATGGAAAATGTGTACAATACTTTAAAGCCTGGTGAATTGAACGGCGTGAAGTTAGATAAAAAAACACAGCAGCATTTGTTTCAAGAATTAACGGGACACAATTACAGGTCTGAGATGACAGGCCGGCCAACCAATTTACTTGGGCACTTGTTGGAACAACATCAGTTTTCTGAGAATCCTAGATACGACTTAATAGTAGAGGCTACTTGGTTGCTTTCAGATCCAGAAGGATACAAAGCGGAACAAAATAAAAAAGCAAAATCAGATGTCACAGCAGACACTGTTAGAAAAATAAAAACCGAAGAGGGCAGAAAATTGGCCAGTTCTAGAAGCGTGATTGATGAAGATACTAGTGCTCAACGTCAATCTGGAAAGAAGAGGCTGTCAAGACCTCAAAGCATTTTTAAAAGATAAATAACTAAAATAAATTAAACCCCCAAAAGATGAGTACACCGAGTTTGAATAACGGACTGTTTTTGAGAGATACCTCGTATAAGGTTTCGTCTCACGTTGATTCCTACCACTTAGTCAATATGCTAAAGTCCTCAGAGCCACAAGATTTAGGCCCTGTTGATTTATGGGCTATGGCGCAAAAAGTTGAAATGCCACTTTATCAAATGGCTAGTTTCGGCGGTAAGAACACACAAATGATTGATAACCCAAGAGGTGAGTGGAAATGGCAAACTCCTATTGTTCAGGATTTACCTTACATCACAGAAGATGTTGAGCCAGGTACCCTGAAAATGGGCCAAGACGGAACAACCTTCAAAATCAAATCTAACAAGAAATTCGGTCACGGAGATATTGTTACTTATGACAAGTATAACGGAGCAGAGATGTACATCACTGCAGACGATATTTTACCTACTGGTGATGGATTTATCCACACTGTTCAGTTGGTAAACAATGAGAATTTGAAATTCTTAGACAAGAAATATTTGAAACCAGGAACCAAGCTTTTCAGAAAAGGTTCTGCCCGTGGAGAGTATGGAGAAAAATTCTCTGACATTGGTGAATTGTCAGCAGGTTACAGAGAGTTCTATAACTTCGTTGGTGGTGCTGAAGCGCACGTACATTATTCAGTTAGTTCTCGTGCAGAATTAATGTTGAAAGGTGGTATGAGTGCCAATGGTACAGTTCCTGTAACTGAAATCTGGAGATCATTTGATAAAAACTTAGACCCTTCGTTAACAAACTTAGATTCTATCGTTCAAAAGATGGGTAAAGAGTATGTGAAAAAAGCTTACGAAAGTGGCAAATTGACCAGAACATTCCTTACCAATCTTGAGGCAGCTCATTTAACCAAAATTGCAACTGACATCGAAACTTACTTAATGTGGGGACAAGGTGGTAGAATTAAGCAAGATGGTCCAGATGACATCAGATTGTCTGTCGGTTTATGGAAACAGTTAGATAACTCTTACAAGAGAATCTACAACAAAGGTTCTTTCACATTGGATTTATTCCGTTCTGAAATTTTTAACTTTTACAATGGTAAGGTTGAATTCAAAGGGCCAGACCCAAAACGTGAAATTATAGTTCAAACTGGTATGGCCGGTATGAAATTAGTAAACGCTGCAATTAAGAAAGAAGCGTATGATTCAGGATTGGTTCTTCACGCAAGTGATATGGGCGCAATCACTGGTAAAGGAATGGACTTAAACTTTGGTTTTGCGTTCACTTCTTACACGATTCCTTTCTTAGCGAACGTGAAATTTGTTTTGAATCCTGCTTTTGACAATGTTCATACAAATGATATTGAAAACCCAATCATTGATGGTTTCCCATTATCTTCTTACAACTTTATTGTGTTTGATATTACTGATGCCGGTCAAGATAACATTCAATTATTGAAATTGAGCTGGGATAACCAATTAAAATGGTTCTACCAAAACGGTACAATGGATTACATGGGAAGAACTCAAGGGTTCTCTTCTTCAGGTAACTTTAATGGATACCGTGTATTTATGACACAAACAATGCCTGGTATATGGGTTAAAGATCCAACCAAAGTATTGAAAATCGTAATGAAGAATCCTATTACTGGAGGTAGTTTCTAAACCTCCTTAATTAAGCCCGGAGCCGCACAACCCCCTAGGTGCGGTTCCTCTCCGGGTTAATGGGGGAACAAAACAAGCAGCAACAATAAAAAGAAATTGAACCAACAAAACATAACAAAATGATTGAACAACACAATGCATTAAAGCAAGGGGCATCTGTAACGATACGGCCCTTTACTGACGGAACAGCCAATATGGGCTTGGAAAAATATGAAATGAGTTTATTCGATGGCGCTTTTCACGAAGAACAAATGGGATGTGTAGAGATGCACGGAATCAAACGGTATTTAAACGGTCTAAATGAATTTGCACCAGAGGTAAAAGAGTTGCCAGAAGAAGAGCGTGAGGCAAAGGTTAAAGAAATTAGAGCCATCGTTTCTCAATTAGAGAAAGAAATGGCATCAAATTTTGTAGATCCTGAAGATAAAGATTTTTGGAACAAGATAAAATTGCTTGCGCCAAATAACGATGAATTTTGGAGTAAGATCATAATGAGATTAAGCAACCAGCCAGTCTTCTTAGAGCCCTCTACTGATTTGTATGACTTGATAAAACTAAGAGCTATTGAAGTTGGAGGTTTTTCGCTTATTGCAAAAAGTTTAGAACACGCACGTTCTATGCCCGTAGCGCCAAAGTTTTATTTAGATAAATTCGAAGAAACAGCTTCAGTTAAAACAGAAGTTAAAAAGTTACGAAACAAAGCCTTATCAGAACTTCAAAAATTGTTCGATAAGAATCCTAACAAATTATTGTATGTGTGTAAAGTTATTGACGGAAACTCTTCTCAATACAGAAAAAGTACACCGAATGACATTATGTATGATAACATGGATAAATTTATCAATGGTGAAACTGTTGAAAAAGACAAGCGTAAAACGGCTCAACGATTCACAGAGATTGCAGCTCTTGACATGGAAACCTTAAAGTTAAGGTCTATGATTAAAGATGCTAGTTTCTATAAATTAATTTCACCTAGAGCTGACGGACATATATATCACATGAAAAGTGGGTCTTTATTAGGTAAGAACCCTTCTGAGATACTTGAGTATTTAAAAAACCCTTTGAATGAGGATATCTTAACAGAATTAACGAAGACTATTGAAAAATACTGGACCACATAATGACTAACGACTTATTACATATTAAGTTAAAAAACAGGCTGAACAAGTTGGCCTCATCAGATTACGATAATTTTGAGTCCTGGCAAATTGCGGAAGCATTTAATAAGGCTCAATTAGAGTGGGTGAGGCGACAGGTTCACGGAAATAATTTACATAAGGAGGGCAACGAGTCTTCTAAAATGTCGATTGACGATTTGCAGATTTTACTTACAGAGGCTGTGCTAAAAGCACACGATTTAAGAGATGGTTTCTGGCAAACTAATAAATTGCCTGGAGATTATTTATATGGAAAACGAATGAGTGCAAAGGCGATCAGTGATTGCTGTTTAGAAAGAGTTAGTATGGTATTTTATCCGGTAGAAAATACAGATATAGATATTCTTGCCATTGATGAAAATCGCAAACCTTCTTTTGAATGGAGAGAGAGTTATTACACTTTACAAAACAATGTTGTCAGACTGTATACCAATGGTGAGTTTGATTTGACTTCCGTAAAAATGATGTATTACCGAAAACCAAAAGAAGTAAAATTTAAAGGAGACCTGGACTTAATTACAGGTGTTCCACATATTGCACATGTTGAGTGTGAATTTAAGGATGATATTACTGAAATTATATTAGATGAAGCTGCGGCCTTACTGGCTGGAGATATAGAATCTATGATGCAGGTGAATCGTTTGAAAACGAATGCTCAATCCAACGAGTAATCTTTTATTATTAATTTATAAACCCCAATAATTATGTATTTTCCACACGCTTATCAAAAAATGTTAGTAGGAACCGGCGGGTTCTCTACCAAAAAAACACAAGACACTGTTGACTTAGTGGCTGGTGAAATCGGAATCATCGACAACAAGACGAATAAGATTCTTGACATTGCTGCTACGCCAACATATAATGGTTCTCCATTAGTTTACTTGGCTCAAGGTTCTTTTAGAGCTTCTGACAAGTTAGGTCAATTTCATGGTGGATACCAAGAAACTGTAAAATCTAAAGGCATCAATCCTAAGTATGTAAGCAGATTTTTTGTTACCGAACCGGCTGCCGCTACAGCAAATAAAATTACTATTGGTTATGACGCTCCGGCAACAGTAGCCTGTAACACTACTTTTCATTTAAGAGTAGAGGCAAAAGGCTCTCCTGTTCTGAGAACATTGACTCGCAATGCTTATTTTCATGCACCTGCTTTTACGGGTTGTTGCGCTGAAGGTGATGCTCCAGTATCAATTGAAACAGTTTACAGACAGTGGGCTCAAGAAATCAACTACAACGTAATCATCAACAAGTTTATCTTGGCTGAGCTAGAGTATTTTGTTTTTGATGATGCTCCTGAAGTAGATGCTTTTGTATCTCAAGGTATTGTAGAACCTACAGTATGGGCCGCAACTCCAGATGCTGAAAAATATGTAAAACTTAATTTATCTGCTGCTTATGTAGACACTAAATTTAGCGACTGCTCTTTCAGTAAAACAGATCATGTTGAAGTTGAGCCATTGCAAGTATATGCTTCTGCTGTAGATGAGTCTGGAAGTGCTTGTTCTGCTTATGCATTGGGAGCTGTAACTGAATTGGTTGCTGGCAAACAAGGGAAAGGATACGGTGAAGTTTTGTTAAGAGACTTGATTTTATCTAAGAGTTATGCTCAAGAGTTTTTTCACGATGATAACAATCGTTTAAGACAAGTTGAAGGAGACACTTCATTGACTGAGATTAATAGAAACGCTTCGTATTTCACATACAACATTTTACACAGTGTTCCTCGCGTAGGAAATCCAAGTGGTATGTTGGATTCTGATCAATACTTAGTTAAAATCGTAGTAAGCGCAAGAAGTACCGCTTTTGAAACTTGGATTAATGCTTTACTTGGCTCTTCAGGCAATGCCGCTAGATTAGAAGTTGTAATCTAAGCATACAAACAATTAGATGTTAAAGAATAAAGGAGAGCAAGGGTATAACTCTTCTCTCCTTTTCTTTTTTTTATCCATTGTTATTTCGTAAATTTTAATATAAAGCACTCTCACTTATGGCAATAAAACATCACTTGTCGATTGACATTCCAGAAACAGCAAATAAATATACGCTTATTATTAAAGACGCGAGTATTTATGGCGTAAACCTACCAATAGAATGCAGGAGACTTGATATCTATGTGCCTGGATTTACCATACCTGTTTACATTACAGAGCAGTCAGACGAGCCGTTCTTTAAGAATTTCAGCGCAAAAGACTTGGAATTACAACCATTAAACAATACAGATTTGTACCCACTGCCTGATGGCGTATATAAAATTAAATATTCTACTGCTCCAAACGAGGTTGTATTTGTAGAGTATTATCATTTACGAGCTACTCAGTTGCTAGAAAAATATTACAAAATGTTATGTAAAGTACAACTTGACAGCTATGAGCCAAATGCTTCTCAACATGAAAAATTACATGAACTTCGAGAAATCCGAATGTATATAGAAGCCGCTAAGGCAAAAACAGAATACTGTCATGCTCCTGAGAAAGGCATACAGCTTTTAACGGCCGCTAAAAAACTTTTAGAAAAGTTTGAAACGGGCTGTTACTCAACTTGTTAAATTTTTAAAACCAACACTGTGATTTGTCCCAACTGTAAATCAACTTTGTCCTGTTCTTGTCAAAAGCATATTGCTACAGACGGAAAGGAAGTTTGCGCTCGTTGTAGAGTGACCTACGAACAAATTTTACTTAAAAAATAATAATTATGGTAATTACTATCTCTGACAAGCTTGCCAGAACTTTTGGGAAGGCGGTGTATAGAAAGCATGTTGCTCGTCGATACGGTATTACAAAAGTGCCGGATATGGCTGTAGATGCAGATCTGACGTATGATCTTTTACAAATCTACAAAAGAGAAAAAGAACTCGAAGACTGTGGATTGCCATCAGAGAACAATGACTACTATAAAATAACAGAACTTATAAAGACTTTATAATATGACCCCTTTAAATACAACTCAAAACGAAACTTGCACACCTGTATCTTCTAAGTGTGTTATATGGCAAGGGCCTGATATTCCTTGTATTAATTTATGCAAAGGAGATAGTATAGATGCTGTTGTAAGTAAGTTAGCTACCGTTTTATGCGAATCTTCTGTAGGAGCTTTTGATGTGTCTCGCGTAGATTTTGGATGCTTAACTTCTGCATACGCTTCTGAACCTGAGACTTTATTAGAGGTTGTACAAGCTATCATAGATAAGTCATGTACGATAGAAGAAGCTATCATAGCTGCTGGAATAGAAACAAATCCAACTTATGGCGTTATCAGACTCCCTTCTTGCCTTCATTATACAAACCCTGAAGGAGACTTTATAGATGAATTAATGCCACAAGAGCATAGCAAACATTTAGCTAATGTTATTTGTACTTTGATTTCAAATATTCAAAATATTCAGACGTCTTCGACATCTTTAACAACTCGTGTGAAAATTTTAGAAGACAATAAAAATAGTTCAAGCGGCTCTATTCCTACTGTTAAATTAACAGGAACTGGAAACATAGGCGCCGATTCTCCTATTCATTTGGCTTTAATGGCTTTTGAAGCAGATTATGTTAGCACTAGAAATACACTGGGAAACACAACTTCCATGGTGCAAAATATTGCAAAACAATGCACTTCAATAGGTTCTTCAAAACCTTTTAACGGAGGGTTGTTAATGTCAAATATATCAGGATGGTCTGAGAATCCAGAAAACTTGAGCGAAGGATTTGGGAATCTTTGGATTGCCTTATGTGATATGAGAGCTGAAGTAACAAGACTTAAAGGAACAATAACACCTACTTGCGATAATTTTATTTTGAATTTTAATACCTTAATGAATAGTTCAAGAACTAGCGTAGATGTTGATTTTTATGGACTAACATTAGTTCCAGAAGGATGGGCTTCCGGTATTGGAGCTTCTGCAATTGCCCACCTTATTATTTCAGATGGTGCAAATAGTTATGACCATTCGTTTGATTTTGGAAGTCAAATAGAAAATCAAAACTTAATGAATATTGATCTTGCTTCTCAGGGCATAAGTGCCACCAAGACATTATCATTCACGTTAAACGCTACTGTTTTAAAAGACGCGATTGAGTGTTCTAAAACCGTGACAAAGTATTCTAACTATAATATTGATAATTGTATTAAGAATCCAATAACATTATTGGATGCAGTACAAACTCAATCTGGAATTACAGTTACTCATTCTGGGGTTGCTGCAGGTGGAGAGCCTGTTATTGACTATAGATTTGTAATTAAAGATCCTTCGAATGTTGTTGCTAGAACAATGAACGCATTTACGAATAATTTATTTATTTCAGTAAAGAACATGGTTACCGGAACTTATAAAGTTGAAGCTACTGCTATTTATGCTTGTGGAAATTCGGAAACAGTTACAGAAACAGTGGCAGTCGTAGCTTGTATAGCTTCATATATTATACCGGAACAGATTTATACAACACCTGTTTATAATGGGTACACCGAAGGTGGCGGAACAGGACTGGTCATTAACGATATTCCTTATGTCGAAGGTGCTCAGTTGACGTACAACTCTAGATGTGACGGATCTTTCCGTGTTCAAATTGGAGTATCTGTAAATGTGGCTGAGAGAATGGGTCTTTTATACATAAACAATATTTTGGCTTTAATTGTAAGCACAAGAGGAGAGACTCACTTAGATACTATTTATTATGTACCTAATGGTGAGAGTCAAACATTTACTTTCAAGTACCTTCAATACCCTAGTGTAGTTCCTGAAATAGGAAGTACGTTAATATAAGTTATTATGACAAAGGCCTGTAGAAAAAAAACATGTAAAGAGCCAGAACTTCAAATAGAGGTTCTGGCTCCGCCTTCGTGCGCAGTTGATGTATGTTCTGAGTTAATTGATGTGGCTTGCATTCGGCATTTCGGATATGTGATACCGGGACTTGGCCCAAATCCATCTACTTTGCAATTGATACTTTTTATCAAAAAATTAATTGAAGAGTATCCTATATTAAGCATAGAGGACACCAACACAATAAATCAAATCATAGATACTGAACTGTCTATGCTTATTCTTCGAGGGGATAATGTTGGCGAGGATGCTACAGGTTTATATTTTGTATTAACAGAGTCTATTATTATTAAGATAATAGATATACTCAAACTGGGATGCAGTATAGTTGGTACAGCAGTTTCAGCTACGGGATGTGAAATATCTGGAACGGCAAATGTTGCTACAGGATGTGAAATATCTGGAACAGCACTTTCTGTAACGTTATGTGACATTTATGGAACGGCTATATTGGCTACAGGATGTGACATTTCCGGTACAGCATCGGTTGTTATAACTAGCACAACAACAACAAGTACAACAACAAGCACATCAACCACAGTTACACCTACAACATCAACCACAGTTACACCTACAACAACAAGTACAACTGTTGCTCCTACAACAACAAGTACAACTGTTACACCTACAACTAGCACTACTACAGCTGATATTCAAATTCCTAGTACAGTAGTATTAATTTTAGATAATGTATTAACTTTATCACCAGGAGAAATTATAGCAAATATAAGTTGGACTGAATCTACAGATAATGTAGGTATAGTTGACTATTTAATTTTTGTAGATCCTGAAGTAGAAGGTTTACCTGATTTATCTTTTTATACTAGTAGTTTAGATTATATTTTAGAAGATTTACTTCCAGGTGCTTATTATAATGTAAATGTAAGAGCTATAGATGCAGCAGGTAATAAGGGATTAGTAAGTAATACTATTAGATTTTTAGCACCACAAACATCAACATCAACATCAACTACTACCACAGTAGAACCGACTACTACCACAGTAGAACCGACTACTACCACAGTAGAACCGACGACCACAGTAGAACCGACTACTACCACAGTAGAACCGACGACCACAGTAGAACCGACTACAACAACGGTTGCTCCAACTACAACAGTAGCTCCTACAACGACAGTAGCTCCGACAACAACAGTAGCACCAACCTACGTTTCAGGTTCAGGGAATATACTAGATATATTCACTGTTGGGTCTATAATAGAAAAAGATATAAATTTAAACCTAGTTGGAACAGTGTCCTCAAACATGCCTGTTGCAGGAGATTTCTTATTCTCTACTAGTCACGAGAAACTCTTATTATACGGTACTCATGTCGCCCCTATGACGATGTACTTATCTACCGATTCTGGGGTTAACTATAATTCAATACAGAATGTCTCTAGCGGAACAGGAACTGTAGTGGCTGACTCATCACTTAGGTACATATACTACTCTGATATAAATAAAATAAATGGTAGTAAGCTATACAGGTCAGAGAACACAGGAACGTCCTTCTCACCTATAACATTACTCAGCAGGACTGGTACCGTACCGTTCGGCTCACCTAATGCTCAAGGGAATGAAGTAATATCAAGAGATGGTAAATATTTGATATGTTATTGTCAGTCTAAAAACTTATTAAATACTGACCAATACCAAAATATTATGTTAACTAGTAATTATGGTGTTTCATTTGAGGATATAACAGAAATAATAGAACCAAGTGCAGGAAAATATACGTTTATTGATACTAGATATGGAATGTCTGGAACTGGAGAGTATATGTTTATAGTAGGTAGAAATTCCAATATATATTATAGGAGTATAGACTATGGGGTATCCTGGACAAAACCGATATTAACAGCATATCTTCAATCCGCTAAAATCAAAACATCATTTTCAGGACAATATATATTATCTGTTAGTTATAACTCTTCCAAGTATTCTATAAGTAATGATTACGGATTAACATTTATAGATTATACTCTTGGAGCTGTAAGACCAGAGAATTGCGATATCTCTAACTCAGGTCAATATATGATAATAGAAGCCTCGGCAGCATCTAAATATTATGTTTCTACAAATTACGGACTTAGCTTTACAACACATAATACAAATTTATACTTAACACAAATAGTAGATTAAAAGATAAACAGATTAAAAATAAAAAATCATGACACAAACAATCTTAATAACCCTTAACGCAGGGTTGAATACTTCTAATTTTTCGCTGTATTCCAATCTTGATGGATACCAGACAGCTTTTGAAATAAATGTATCGAGAGAGGATTTAGTAAACGGATACGTCTCCACCTTAGTTCCTTCTGGAGCTACAATTATAAGAGTTAAATCAAATTCTGATAATTGTACTAATTTTAGGGACATCACTATATCAGGAACTCCTACGACTGTTGCTCCTACGACTGCAACTCCTACGACCGCAACTCCAACTACTGCAACTCCAACTACTGCAACTCCTACGACTGCAACTCCTACGACTGTTGCTCCTACGACTGCAACTCCTACGACTGTTGCTCCAACTACTGTTGCTCCAACTACTGCAACTCCTACGACGACGCCAGTCGGTGTTGCGAGTTATAATACTTTAACTAAAGGAGCTGGTTCTGTGAATGAAGGAGGAAGTATTTCATTTGAGTTAAATACTTCAAATATACCAAACGGAACAACCGTGGGGTGGACTATTACGGGAGTGTCTTCTGCTGATATCATTGGAGGTATTACAAGTGGAGTTTTTACAATAAATTCTAATGTTGGGTATGTAGGTGTTACTGTAAAAATTGATAATTTAACAGAGGGTCCTGAGACGCTTACTATGACTTTAAATGCAACTGATAGCGCTTCTCGTGCAACAGGAAGCTTAACGACTTCAGTACTTATAAACGATACTTCTCTTAATGCTACAACGAGCACAACGTCTACAACCACAGTAGCTCCTTTACCAATGACTACTTATTGTTATAATGAACGTTGGACTTGTGATGATATAGAACACCCACTAGGAGGTGGAATCACTTATTGGGATGCTTATGGAGTAGAATATATTGAGTCAGGATTATGTTATGAAACAACCCAAAATGTATTAACATATTCATCTTCAGCAGTACCACAAAAAGTAGGATTAGACCTAATAGTATGTCCAACTTCTAGTTCAACGACTACTACAACTACTAGTACAACATTAGCACCATCTGCTGCAAATGTTGATTGTTCAAACTATGGTGTTGCTTTTGATAATTATTCACCAGGAGGTGCAAATGAATTTTCTGCAAATATCTATCTACCTGTAGCAGCTACAACCAATTATGTATTTACAATTGCTTTTGAAGCAGATAGAACAGATACTCAGGGTACAATATTTGATAATATTACTATCAATATTGGCACAGGTCAGTTTTCAGGTAATGGAGTTAATAGTGCTGGATTATCTCAAGAAGTAGGTGAGAATTATACTATGGTTAGTTATAACATATTAAGTATAGTTCCAAATGATGGAAAATATACATTTGATCCTTGTAATTATTAATATGAACAATAAAATGAAAGTTTTAATATTCTGCTCCTCTCACTATAAGAGAGGAGCTATGTTAAGATACGTTTTGTTAGATGCACTTAACCAAAGTCACAAAGATTTTACACTTGCTTTGAGCTTAAAGCTTGATGAACTTAAGCCGGAACTATATACAAGATTGGTGGATGACGCATTAGATAGTAGAGTTGTTTATACAGAATTGATAAATCATAAGGTATGTTTTAGTCACTTTAATTTAATAGACACTATAAAATCAGTGCCAAATTATCAAGATTATGATATTTTTATAAAAATGGATGATGATGATATCCATAAGAAAGACTATGTAAAAAATATAGTAGAGTTTTTCAATGCAAATCCTGATGCTGATATTATATCTTCTAAAATCTCCACGCAATTAAATGGGTATTCTTTATTTAAAAATGATCAAGGATATGAAACATTAGGAAGAATAATGGAAGGAGATAATTATAATATGCCTATGACATTTGCTTTTAATAAAAAAGCACTTGATGCTATTATAAATTTAACCGCTGAAGATATAGGCGGAGAATGGGATGATATGGTGCAAAGAAAAACTTGGATTAAAGCGGGATTGGTACACAAAACTGTGGAAAATAAAGATAATATTATTTGGAATGTACATGGTAAAAATGCCAGCACCTCTGATTTTTTAATTTCACAAACTTAATATTATGAGGTATATATGTGCACAACCTGCTACGCCTTATTACACATGGCAGGTTGAAGTATTAATAAACAACTTTAAAAAGCACGGTGTCAATCCTAATAAGATTGACATTCTGTGCGCTATAAAAAATGGAATTGTACCAGAAGAATGGAGAGATCTGCAAAGACATTACAATACCATACGTTTCTTTTTTTATGAAGACACAAGAACCAATCTAAGTTATGTGCCATCTGTGTATTTTAATCTGATGAGCAGTCACATGAAAGCCTGCCCGGAACTTAAAGAAGAACGCTTATTCCTTCACGATAGTGACATTGTTTTTACAAAAACTCCAGAAGTAACATGGGCAGATGAGAAAACATGGTATATGAGCGATACTAATTCGTATATTAACTATGACTACATACAACAAAAAGGAAATGATATCTATGAGAAGATGTGTGAGATTGTAGGGATAGATTTATTAATTCCGAAATTGATGAATAGTAATTCAGGTGGAGCACAGTATATTGTGCAAGGAGAGGGATTTGAATTTTGGGATAAAACAGAAAAAGACAGCGTTAGTTTGTATACTTATTTCTGTGAGCAGGAGCCTTTGTATATTAAGAAATACGAAGGAGATTTTCCAATACAAAAATGGACAGCGGGAATGTGGTCTTTACTTTGGAATGCCTGGGCAAAAGGCCATGAAACAAAAGTAGACCCTCGACTAAATTTCAGCTGGAGCACTGACAATTATTCAAGCATTGATAAGAATTTTATCTTACACAATGCGGGCGTAAGCGATACCATGAAAAGACTTTTTTTAAAATCGAATTACATGAATAAGCTCCCTTATTTTGAGAAATTAGATATAGACCAAGGAAAAGCAAGTTTTTATTATTGGCAGCAATTAAAAGAAACGGCATTAGTAACCATATTAAAAAAATAAAAAATGAGCAGTCCAGTACAAAACTCAACGACTCAGCCACCAACGACTCAGGCACCAACGACTCAGGCACCAACGACTTATTTGCCTGCACCTCCTGCGTGTGAAGGAGAGGAATGTGAAGAAATATATGACGTAAAATGCGTCACCTATACCGGAGAGCCTATTCCGGGTCTTGACATTGAACCTGGAGATACTCTTGAAACTATTATTTCAAAATTAATCGAGTACATCTCTAAGGTGGTTGATATATCGACATTAGATACCAATACTGTAGCGTTGCTCGGAGACGGAAGTTCTTCAGATCCACTTAAAGCTAATGCAAAAATAAGTACTATTAATGACAACTTTCTCACAGCAGAAGCAAATGGTATTGCGGTTGTAATAAACCAGGCTCTTGTTGAAAAAATGCTAGAAGTAATTATAGAAAATCCTACACTTCTCGAAGCCTTTAAAGGAATATCCATTACCGACTAATAAAAACTGGTTTTGTTGGTTTCCAGTTTCTAAACGCCCTTTCCTTTTACATAGGGAAAGGGAGTGTTTAGTTTTTAAAGTTCTACATAATATACATAAGTTCTACAAAATAACCTATATTTGTACTGGCATTAACGATTAACACCCAATCTATGAATCTTATACCTAAAGTTTATCACTCCTTAACGGGTAAAAAATCAAATAAGCATAGTTCTGCACTCATAGGAATGAAAGAGCTTGAGTACGTAAAATTAAAAAAAGAAATAAAGCAAGTATTAAAAAGAATAAATCCCGTATTAGAGTATGTTATTTTAGACGCTTTAAACAAAGAGTTGCTGCAAGGAATAGTATTTAGCCCAACAGTTAAAAGTTTTTCAAAAGAACTGCAAAATAAAGCCTCTGAAATATCTGAAGTATCAGAAAAATTAGAAACGTATTATGAAGAAGAAGGCTCTATTGTTTCACAACACAATAATTTAGATAAAGGAGAAGCCACCATTACGGCTGTGGCTTTTGCAGAACCTAGAAGTGCAGAAGAAATAATTAAATTGCTAAAAATAGACATCTCAGTTTGGAGACTCTCTCAATACTGGAACAAAGAGAAAATGGGCCGCTGGTACGTGTCGGCTTTAGTTAGTAAGATTAACAAACAAAGCGCGACAGAAAAACCCATCAGCTTTTTAGACTCCCTTCTCTCACATCCCATCCCACAAATTCCTTACAAAAAATCCGAACTATTATCACTAATAACCAAGTCATCAAAAGACACTTCTTGTGGAGTTCTTGCAATTCAAGATTTGCATTTTGGAAAAGTAGGGAACTTAGACATTGATGAAATTTTATGGAACTGCGTGACAGACCTAATAAAACAATCCACACCTACTAAGCATTTTGAGGAAATACTGTTCGTTGTCGGAGGAGATGCCCTGAACATGGATACTTGGGCCAATACCACTACTTCAGGAACTCCGATGGAAGGCGGTGGTGAAGGAGTTACCGATACTTATTTGAAGGCATATAATTCTTATGCAAGAGTCTTGCAATTTTTAAGTGGGTGTTGTGAGAAATTACGCGTAGTATTTGTACCGGGTAATCACGATAGATTAAGCAGCTTTCACATCACGCATGCTTTGCAAGTTAGTATGAGTTCTTGGAAAAACATTGAGTTTGTTTCTGAATATTCTGAAAGAAAAGTAATCACTTATGGTAAAAACTTCTTTGGGTTTGAACATGGAGACGTAAGTAAAGCTACCACGCCTTTAACATACGCTACAGAGTTTCCAAAACAGTGGGGCGAGACTTATTACAGAACCTTGTATACAGGACACTTGCATACCAAGAGAACAAAAATATTTGTGACAGAAAATGAGCTAAACGGTTTTATCATTAAGATAGTGGCTTCTTTGTCCTCTACTGACTACTATCATTATCACAATAAGTGGACTGGAAATATTAGATCTGGTTCATTGGATGTGTACGAAAGAGAAAAAGGAAAAACAGCAGAATTTATATTCAACTTATAAGTTCTATAAAATAATAGAATTCTCCAATATTTTTGCGTAAATTTTAATGTAGACACTTGATGATAAAAGAATCGAAAAAACCGAACCTGCAAGCTCCAAGACATCGTCCAAAAACAGTAGGTCGTATTAATAAAGAACTCGTATCAAAGTTAAGATCTTCTGTTCCAAGTGCTAAATCATTGACAGATACTGAGATTAAAAATATAGTACTGTCTTTTAATTTATTGGTATACAAAACTGTTATAGAGCATAGAGACGGCGTAGACCTTCCTGAAAATCTTGGTAATATATTCATTGGAAGTTGTTTACCTAAAATTAAAAAGAATGTAGATTTTAAAAAATCTACAGACTGTGCGCAGGTCATAGGGCATAGAAACTTTGAGAGTGATAATTTTCTGGCAAAAATATTCTATACAAATCACGAAACCAAGCATCGTTTCAAAAACAACGAATTGTGGGGTTTTAAAGGGTGTAGAAATTTTACAAGGATGGTGGGAAAGGTATATCCAGAAAACTGGAAGAGATACATTCAAATAGATCACTCACTTAAAATAAGTAAGTTGTTCAGAAAGAACTCTTATAGAATGGATATGGCAAAAAGGAATGATGACAGCATTTCCAATTACGATGAATTTGACATGGATTAATAAAAGCATATAAAATGACTACAATAGGAGAAGCTATTTCGGGCGTTCGAAATATTTTAAAAAGCGTAAAGATAGACGCATTCCTCACGGACAGGCTTATTTATTCTTTATTGAAAAAACATAGCAGGTGGCTAGTGAGAAGAGAAGATTCGTCTAATAAGATAATGAAAATAAGCAGTTTGTTCCATTCGATTAATTTTGTGGAGCTTATTGAAATTGACAGCATCGACGTTCCTGAATTAGGACTTAGGACAGGTGTTACCATAAAAAGAACTGCCGAAAAAGTACCTTCTTTAATGGATGGTTATTTTGGTCCGCTGATTCGTTCTGTCACAAGCATTGATAGGGGAATTTCTTTAGTTCCGGTTTATCCTTCAGTATATGAACAAATTAGCAAGCAGAAAACATTCAGATTTAATACTAAAAAATACTATTGGTTTTTAGACGGATATTTATATTTTCCTAATATTCAATGGGATGCAGTGCGTATAGAAGGTCTGTTTGAAAATGATTTAAGTTTTTATACAATAAACGGCGATGAAGATTGTAGGCCGATGCAACAAAGAAAATTAACCATTCCTGAATTTTTGTTGGGAGAGGCAACTGAACATGTTCGTAAAGAATTATTTACAATGCTTCAAATTCCATCAGACCAGCAAAATGACAACAAACATATTGTTAGACCTTAATTAATTACCGATGCATACTACCTTAGAATACAGAACATTTGACGAGCTTTTAGATAGTGTTAAGATTGATTTAAAGACTTATGATCTTGAAGGAATGATAGAGGGTCAGGAGCTGCTTAAAATCGCCATACGCATTAACCGAGAATTAGGTTTGAAACTTAATCCTAATCAGCAGGAGTGTATTGAAATACATGACAATAAAGGAAGATTGCCAATCAATTTTCACGTATTAAATTATGCATTAATATGCGAGGAAAAATCAAGTAACGTGATTGTGGAAAACAGCATAAGAAAAACATTCATGGAAGATGCTGCAGAAATGATGCTTTCTATGAAAGAAATGCTAAACAGTAGACAAAGCCTAAGAGAAGAAAGTTATACCGTAACGTTAAATCCAGGAATAAATATTATCAAACATAGTTTGAAGACTACAGATATTATGGTGCAGGTTATTGATAATGAAACTGGGGGAATTCTTAATTATGAGTTTGGTGTAGCTAACGAAGGTGAAGTAAGCATTCTTAATGATGCGATTGGTGCTGTTGAAAATGTAAGGATAATGCTGATTGGAAGAGATTTAGGAAATTATAGTAAAGGAATCGCGGAGATTAGTACGGATACCGAAGGGTATGCTATTATAAAATATTTGAAAAGCAATAGATGTGTCACGTATTCTCACAACGCCCCTATAGAAATTAAAAATGAGCGAACTGTAAATAAAATTCATCATTCACATGAAGCCAGTCATTATAGTGCTTATTTGAAATCTAATTTTATACACACCAATTTCTCAGAAGGTGTAGTTTATTTAAACTACGCTGGTACTATGGAAGATTCTGATGGCAATCTTTTAGTGTTAGATCATCCTTTCGTAAATGAATATTACGAGTACTCTTTTAAAGAACGCATTTTTGAAAATATGTTTGCTAATGGCGAAGCCACTGTATTGAGCAGATTGCAGATGTACTCTCAGAAGATTAGAGCTGTAAAAAACAATGCTTTCAGTTATGTGAATACGCCTGATTTCAGGGTATTGAAAAACATTCACGATGTGAACAAGCGCGCAATGCATCACAAGTATTACAACATGTTCAAGTCTTAAAACTCAGTTATGGCTAATACAAATAAAGAACAAGCTTCACAGCATCATACTAGCGTAAACAGTTTCTCAAAAGGAATGATTACGGACATGGATGCTCTTTATATAGGAGAAGGCGTATGGACGAGTGCAAGAAATGCAGTGAACAATTCTCATCTTGGAGAAGCTGGTGTTATAGGCAACGAACAATCTAACGTACTAATTACTAAGTCGACCTACGACATCATAGGTTGTTTGCATAAAAACGATAGCGAGTGGCTTATTTTTTCAACAGACGATACCTATGGTGAAATTGGTATTTTTAATGAGCATGATAAAACTTACGTGCGTCTTGTAAATGACAACGGATTTAAGTTCAGTAAAAATAATCTTATTGGGGGCGCTGTTAAGAAAAATAAAGACTGTTCTTACAGTGTTTATTGGCAAGACAGATTGAATCCTGATCGCTTTATGAACCTTGATAAAATTCCATACTTGAAAACGGGTATTAATTTATCTAGTGATAAAGACTGCATTGTTCCTGAATATTCAAAAGGAATAAATGTTAAAAAATTATTACTGTCACCGATTGTAAGTGTGCCTCGAATTCGTACAAGTAAAGCAGGTGGCGGAGGGCAATTGCTAAATGGTTCTTACCAAGTTTCAGTTGCTTATAGTGTAGAAGGCGTAAGGGTTACAAGTTATTTTGGCTCAGGAGAAATCCAACCATTGTGGAATCATAGTGGTGCGGGCTCTTCTTTGGATATTTTAATAGAAGATGTCGACCTGGACTTTGACGAAATGGAAGTGGTTATCATAAGCACCATCAATGGACAGACTGTTGCAAGAAAATTAGGAAATTACAGCACTCGTCAAAACAAAATTACAATAGACGCAATCAGTCAGGCGGCAGTGGTAATACCGTTGTCTGTTATTCCGTTGTCAAACCCTACTTATTACAGAAGTGATAACATGTTTACGCTGAACGGGTACTTACTTCGTTCTGGAGTAACAACCATCCCTGACTTTAACTATCAGCCTTTAGCAAATAACATTGTATCAAAATGGGTTGCTGTAGAATATCCCGCTTCTTATTATGAGAACGGCGGAAATAAAGCAGTGTATATGACTGACGAAGTGTATGCTTTTTTTATTCGTTGGATTTACAGTTCTGGAACAAAAAGCGCGTCATATCATATTCCTGGAAGAAAAGCTTTGGCCAGCGATTTGACTATTGCAACAGGAAAAGATATTCTTTCTGGAGAAACTAAGCAATGGCAAGTACAAAATACGGCGGCTCTTATTACAACACCTAAAGATCAGATATTACCTGACGGTGGTAAAGTAGTACTTACCGGAATCATGGCTTATACAGAGTCTTCTGAGAAGTACGTTGATACTAAGCCTGAAATATGGGGCGAACTATGTGGCAAGCAAATTCGTCACCATAAATTTCCAGATAATTCACTGGTTAATATTCACGGAAAAGACGGAACGATTATTAATTTGCTTGGTGTAAAATTTGAAAACGTTCAGCATCCAGTTGACATTAACGGGAATCCTATTGCCGATATTGTTGGTTATGAAATTCTAAGAGGAAG